CCCCAAATATTTAAAAATAATCCTTTAGTTAAAGAAGTATTTACTTTTGCTAACTTTTCTCAAGTATATTACAAATATTGTAAAGACCAAGAATTTAAGGTATGTGGTTATGAACCTTATGAGCATACTGATTTTGTAACTAGGAAAAAAGGTTTATATGATGTATGGGCTAATTTATGTGGAGTTGAATATAAGAATGAATGGCCTCAATATTATATAGATGAAAAGGAAAAAATAAAATTTAAAGAAAAATATAAAAGTGATAAACCAATTTTTGTATTACAAACCCATGGAGGTGATAGATCACAAGAAATGGATTATAATTGGGCTAGAGATTTACCTGATAGTGTAGTAGAAAAAATAATTAATCACTATAAAAATGATTATACAATTTATCATATAAAAAGTGATTGGCAAAAATCATACGAACACACAATCCCAGCAACTGAGGGAATTAGAGAAATAGCTATATTAATTAGTTTATCTCAAAGAAGATTATTTATAGATAGTTTTGCTCAACATTTAGCTGTAGCATTACATAAACCATCCACAGTATGTTGGATATCAACAGAACCAGAACAATTTGCTTATAAAAATCCAATAACTAGATATCCTTATCACTTTACAGTTAAAGCAAATGAACCACATTTTGAAACAGAGCATTCAACTTATTCAGGATATTCATTAGTAGAAAGTATAAACAATTTACCTTATGCAAATGTAGATAGTATATTTGAAGGAGTAGATATTATAGAAGAAATTGAAAAACAAAAAAACGTATTCCAATGAATTTAAATTATACATTTGACCAACCAGAAAATGATTCACAGAATTATTATTTTTATAAAGAAGGATTTAATAAAGAAGAACTAAATATAATTGAACAATCAGTTTCTGATTTACCTTGGCATATAGCAACTACAGTAGGAGGTGATGATTCCGATAATAGAAAATCAAATATTAAATGGATCCCTCAAAATGATAATTGGTGGTGGTTATATGAAAAATTATCTAATATGGCTGTAGCAGCTAATAATGAATTATGGAACTTCGACCTACAACATATACCAGAACAAATTCAATATACAGAATATCATGCTCCAGCTGGTCATTATGATTGGCATCAAGATATAGGCCCTGGAATGTTATCTAAAAGAAAAATCTCAATTACAGTACAATTATCTGAACCAGATGAATATGAAGGAGGTACTCTTCAATTATTTAGAGGTGGAAGTACAGAAGGACCATTTATTGAAGCAGAAAAAGCTGCAGGGTGTGTTTTTATTTTCCCATCTTATATGATGCACAGAGTAACTCCAGTAACAAAAGGTACTAGAAAATCTTTTGTATTATGGTTAGGAGGAGGACATTATAGATAATATGATAAGAAATTTAGCAAAATTAGCAGTTGATAATGGTGGATTATTAACCCCATTAATTATACCAGGTAATTTAACTGATGGTACAGGCCTATGTAATGTTTCTATCTATAAAGAAAAAGATGGTAGATTAATAGCAAATATTAGACATGTACATTATACTTTATATCATGCTGAATTTAATCAAAAGTTTTATTGTAAGTATGGTACTTTATCTTATTTAAATCCTGAAGATGATATTAAATTAAGAACAGGAAATTATTTATGTAATTTAAATTCTGATACTTTAGAAGTAGAAACCTATCAAAAAATTGACACATCAAAACACGATATTAAACCAGTATGGACATTTATTGGTTTAGAAGATGTTAGGATATTTAGATGGAATGATATATTTTATGCTTGTGGAGTAAGAAGAGATGTTAAACCTGATGGAGAAGGTAGAATGGAACTTTGTGAAGTACACTGGGATGAAGATGTTTGTAAAGAGATTACAAGAGATAGAATAGAAGTTGACCCACATACTTATTTAGAAAAAAACTGGATGCCTGTTTTAGATATGCCTTATCATTTTATTAGATGGTGTGATCCATTACAAGTAATGAAGGTTGATCCTAAAACAAAAACTAGTGAAGTTGTAGTAGAAAAAAAGTATGATTTAGATATTCCAAGAGAATTAAGAGGTGGCTCTCAAGTAATACCATTTGGAGATGAAGGAGATAGAATATGTCTAACACACGGATGCCTATTTTTCCATCATCCAGGAAAACATAAAGATGCTCAATATTATCATAGATTTGTTATATGGGATAAAGATTGGAATTTAAAAGCATTGACTAAACCATTTAAATTTATGGATGCGCAAATTGAATTTGCTTGTGGGTTAGTTATTGATGGTGATAATTTTATAGCTACATTTGGTTATCAAGATAATGCTGCTTATGCTTTAAGATTACCTATTAATTTATTAGATAAATTAGAATGGGAAGATAAAAATATATGGAACAGTTAAAAAAATATTTATACGAGTATTTAGATAATACTACTGACCCTTATGTTAATGCTAAATTAGCTGAGGAATATGAAAAATTAGGACAAGGTGCTTCTGCATTATCTTATTTTTTAAGAGCAGCTGAATTAACATGGGAAACAGACCCAGAATTTGCTTATTGTTGTATATTAAAAACATGGAAACAAATGCATAATACAACTCGAAGACCAAATTGGGAACGAGAACAATTACAAACAGCAGTAGCATTTTTACCTAAAAGACCTGAAGCATATTTACATTTAAGTTTATGGCATTCTAGTAGAAAAGAATGGAAACCAGCTTATATGTATTCTTGTTTAGGATTAGAAAATATAGGAAAAGATTCTTTACCTTACGATGTTAATTACCCTGGTGATTATATGTTATTATTTCAAAAGGCATATACTTCATGGTATGTTGGACAAAGGGAAGAATCCGCGCAGTTATGGAAAGAATTAGGCACAGCAGATGGTGTCAAACCAGAACATATGGAGATAATACAAAATAACATTCTTAATTTATGTTAAAATATTTATCATCGTTGCGTTAAACTGATGTTTAATTAAAACAATAACTATGAATTGGACATATAATGCCAAAGAAATGGTTGATATTAGCCAATTCCCAGATAGTACTTATGGGTTTGTTTATAAAACAACTCATATACCTAGTGGGAAAACATATATCGGAAAAAAGGTTTTATTTCATAATAAGAAACAAAAAATCGGTAAAAAAGAATTAGCGAAATTACAAGGTGTAGTGGGTCGTCGCCCAGCCTACAAATTAATAGTTAAGGAATCTGATTGGAAAACTTATTATGGTTCTCAAAAAGATATCAAATTATTATTATCAGAAGGTAAAAAAGATGAATTTGAACGTACTATACTAAAATGTGTAACTAATAAAAAAGCACTAACTTATTTTGAAGTTAAATATCAAATGATATACCAAGTGCTAGAAAAACCAGACGAATTTTTCAATGATAATATCTTAGGTAAATTCTTTACTAAGGATTTAAAAGATGTTAAATATGAAGATCCTTTGGAAATTAAAGACCATTAACGTATATTACGGTGTTATGATAAATCAGTTATTAGTTACTTTAGTAAATTCTGTATTAGGCACAGGCAAACAAACTGCTCGTGGCAATATGGCTTATACTTGTCCTCACTGTAAACATCATAAACCTAAATTAGAAGTTAATTTTACTGAAAATAAAAAAGGTGAAAACCCATGGCATTGTTGGGTATGTGATAAAAAAGGTAAAAATATACTTTACCTATTAAAAGCTGCTGGTGCATCACAAGAAAAAATAGCAGAAGCAAAAACATACGTTAAAGATGTTACATATGTAAGCAATGAACAATCACCAAAATATTTCTTAAAACTACCAGAAGAATATATAACATTAAAAGATGTTGATAAATCAGATATTATTGCTAGACATGCTTTAGCATATTTAAAAAAGAGAAATATTAGTAAAAAAGATATAATTAAATATAATATAGGGTATTGTAAAGAAGGATTGTATAAAAATATGATTATATTACCAACATATGATAAAGATGGAAATATAAATTATTTTACAGGTCGTTCATTTGAGAAAGAACCTTATGTTAAATATAGAAACCCACAAGTAAGTAGAGATATAATTCCAAATGAGTATTTTATTAATTGGAATATACCTATTGTTCTATGTGAAGGACCATTTGATGCTATTGCTATAAAACGAAATGCAATACCATTACTAGGTAAAAATATTCAAAGTAGCTTAATGAAAAAAATAGTTACTTCATTAGTAGATAAAATTTATATTGCATTAGATAGGGATGCAATTAAACAAGCTTTGAAATTCTGTGAAAGATTAATGGCGGAAGGCAAAGAAGTCTATCTTGTTGATATGCAAGATAAGGACCCGAGTGAGATGGGTTTCGAAAATTTCACAAGACTTATACAAAAAACAGTTCCATTAACCTATTCTAATTTATTGGAACAAAAATTAGCTATATGATCAAAAAATCATACAACCGAATTTTAGAGATCTCAGACGATCATAAACAAATTACACTACCAGATTCTAGGTATTATAGAAGAAATGGTGAGTATTATCCATCTGTAACCTATGTACTTCAGGCTTACCCTAAAGGTAAATATTTTGAAGATTGGCTTAAAAAAGTAGGATACAGTGCAGATTGGATTGTTAAAAAAGCAAGTGAAGAAGGAACAGCTGTACATGAGTTAATAGAAAGATATTTTGAAGGTAAAGAAATAAACTACTTAAGTGAAAGTGGTTATCCTAAAATGGATCCTTTAGTATGGCAAATGTTTTTAAGATTTGTTGATTTCTGGGAAACTTACAAACCAACATTAATTGAAACAGAAGTACATTTATTTAGTGATGAATTAAAAATAGCAGGTACTTGTGATTTAATTTGTGAAATTGACGGTACATTATGGGTTATTGATTTTAAAACGTCAAACCACTTACAAACAACATATGATTTACAGGGTGCTGCTTATGCCCAAATGTATAAAGAATGTTATGGTAAAGAAGCTGAACGTATAGGTGTTTTATGGCTTAAATCTAAATCTAGAGGTGTTGATAATTCAGGTAAACGTTTAAAAGGTAAAAATTGGGAAATATATGAATCCCCTAGATCACAAGAAGAAAATCTAGAAATATTCAAATCAGTAAAAAGAATATTTGATTTAGAAAACCCTAAACACAAACCAGCAACTACTTCATTTAAAACTTCAGTGAAGAGAACCGCGTAAAAATTTGGCTACTCGAGAAACCTTTCGTATATTTACACCGTAAATAAGAAAAATAATTAAGGTTATGTCAAATACAATTAAAATCAAAAGAGGTAGACCAAGCCATAAAGTTGGTAATGTAGTTAGAAGATTCAAACCTACTACAATGACAATGGATAGTTTTAAGTTCAACCCAGAGCTATTTGTTCCAATGAAAACAGGTAAAAAAATTGATTCACTTTTAAGTTCTGAAGGTGGTATTATGAAAGGTACTAACGTTGCATTCGTTGGAGATCCTGGAGTTGGTAAAACTACAGTTTTGCTTGATATGCTTGCTGATATGAAAGAAAATGGTCATAAAGTATTGTTTATTTCTGGTGAGATGAATCAAATTGATATGGTTGGAATGGTTAAAAGATTTCCAAAGTTCGGTTCATTACCTATTTTGTTTATGGGTGATTGGATTGAAAATGATCCATTAGTAATTTTAAAATCAATTCTTCATGAAGGTTGGGATTCGGTTCTTGTAGATTCATTTGCTGAGCTTGCAGTTGCTGTTCAAGATTTCCATGGTGGTACTATGAAAAATGCTGAAACTCAATTATTAAATTTATTTGAAAAGCATAATAAAGCTGAAAATGAAAGTAAAAGAAATACTAATTTTATGATCATTCAGCAGGTTACTAAAGGTGGAGAATTTGCTGGTAGTAACAGGTTTAAGCACATGATTACTGCAATGGCTCATATTAAATTTCAGCCTGAAGGTGGTAGAGCTATTTGGTTTAGTAAAAACCGAAGAGGTGGTCAAATGGATAAGTTATTCTTTAGTTTAGATCAGAAAAACCATGTTGGATGGTTATTTACTCAACCTTTAAATATGATGGGATAATGGCAAAAGTTAGAGCTTTAAATAAGGAGATGATCTACCTCAAACTAAATGATATTTTAGATTGTATAGAAACAGGACAAGTATCAGGAGGTAGATCCCAACTTGAAAATTTAATTCATGAAGTAAAAATGGGAATATATGATGAGTGATGAACAAATTTATTGGGAAGAGCAAGAATATAAACGAGCTCAGGACATAATGCGAAAAAACATTATGGATGTAACTAAAGAGGAATTAGAATTTCTAAAAGAAATGAACATGATATAACCTTCGATATTTATAACATATGATAAAATTCGAAAATATTTTAAAGGAAATGAATGTCACAACTGGAGTACCAACTACAGGTAAACCAAAGGCTATTATATTAGCTGGAGCTCCTGGTGCTGGTAAAGGATATGTTTTAAGAGGATTAAATCTTAGTAATTTAAAAGTATTAAACGTTGATGACGATTATATTGATAAATTAAAACAAGCTAATGTTTCTTTGGACCTTAAAAATGCTAGTGCTGAAGATAGAAGTAAACAAGCAAGAGCAATGGCTGATGCAAATAAAGAATTTGCTGGTAAAGTAGAAAAAACAATTGAAGGTAAACAATCATTTATTTTAGATGGTACTGCTGCTTCATATAATAAAACGGTTAAATTAAAAGATGAATTAGAAAAAGCAGGATACGATGTATTTATGCTTTATGTTTATACTGATTTGGAAAGATCGTTAAAACAAAATGAATTAAGGTTTCAAACGTCAGGTGGTAAAGATAGAAGTTTAGCACCAGCAATCGTATTAAAAACATGGAATCAAGTAACTAATAACTATAATCCTTATAGAGAATTATTTGGTGATGATAATTTTATATCAGTTGCAAATACATTAGAAGACGAAAAATTAGAAGATTTAGATGCTATAGTTGATAAATATTTAAAACCATATTCACCTAAAGATACAAAACCTAAATCAGCAGCAAGACAAGCTTATTCTGATAAACAAAAAGAAAAAACAAATAGCGAAATTAGAAAGTTATTAGCTAAAGATGGTGTAAAAGATATTATTGATAAATCAATATCTGCAGACGAAGCTAAAGCAAAATTGACACAATTTTTAAGTAAGTAATGAGTTTAGTAAACGAATTAATTAAAGGATTACTACCAGAACAAGAAAAAAGAACGGTAGCAGTTTATGGAGGAGGTTTTAAACCACCTACAGCGGGTCATTTTGAAGTTGTAAAAACAGCTTTAGAACAAAACCCAGAAATTGATGAACTTATTATTTTAATTGGAGGTAAAGAAAGAGAAGGAGTAACACCTGAAGAATCTATACTAATATGGGACATTTATAAGCAATATCTTCCTATGAAAGTTGAAATACAACTTAGTAGTAAACCTCCAATCCAAGCAGTTTATAATTATGCTAAAGAACATCCTGAAGAAAATGTTTTATTTATTTTAGGTGCTAGAGAAGGTAATGAAGATGATTTCTCTGATATAGCTAAAAGAACTGGATCTATAGATGATTATCCTAACTTAGAATTAAGAACTATTATTACTCAAGGTGGGGCATCAGGTACAGCTGCTAGAAATGCTGCTAAAATATCTTTAGAAAAATTTAAACCATTTTTGCCAAAGGAATTAAAGGATGAAGAAGTAGAAGAAATATATGATATGGTAAAAATTGTAGTTACAGAATTAGGTATGAAAGAAAAATTAGGATTAAGAACAACTCAAAGTTCTTTATTAAAAGAATCAAAACCATTTAAAAAAGAAGGCACTACATTTAAAATAGGTCAAGTATTAACATATAGAGGTTATAAAGAACAAAGAGATTTTCCAGTTGAAGTTGTTGACGTTAAATGGAATGATGAAAGAAATGAATATGAATATACACTACGACTTTTAAGAGATTTAAGCTCCCAGAAAAAAAGAGGATTGTTATATAAATTTCTATCAGCAAAAGAAATAAAAGATAGATTAGCAGATAAACAACTTACTAGAGCTGAATTTGAAAGACAAGCTACAAGAAGAAAGGATAGTTTTGATAAACCTATAACTTATAAAAGGGTAGGTCATTTTCAAGAAAATAAACCACAAGATGGTAAAGCAGCTCCTTATGGTTCAGGGTATGATGAAATAGATGAGGGTAGAAAAAAGAAAAAGGATCCTAAAAAAGGTACAGGTAAAAAACCGAAGGGATCAAGTAGAAGATTATACACTGATGAAGATCCAAAAGACACAATAGGAATTAAATTTAGTACTAGACAGGATATAGTAGATACTTTAAATAAAAAATCATTTAAAGCTAAATCGCATGCTAGACAATCTCAAATTATTAATTTAATCCATCAAAGAACTAGAGCAGCGTATGGTAGAACTAAAGACCCAGTTAAAAAGAAACGTTTAAAAACTGCTTTAGATTATATTACTAAGAAAAAAGAAGCATCTAAGAAAAAAACACAACGTTTAAAAAAGCAAAAATTAAATGAGGTATTAGATCCTGTTAATTTTGATTTTAAACCGTTAATAATGTCATTAACTAAAAGTATGGAAAAAGATGGTTTAAAACTAAAACCATATCCTAAAGTAAAATTTATCCATACTGATTATGCTAATGCTGATGATTTTTTCGGTAAAACCGCGTATTATAACCCAAACAATAAAGAAATAGTATTATATACGTTAGGTAGACATCCCAAAGATATATTACGTTCATATGCGCATGAATTAATACATGTTCATCAAGACAATGAAGACAGATTACATGATGTTCAGACTACTAATATTAATCAAGATGATTATTTAGAACAATTAGAACGTGAAGCATATGAAGAAGGTAATATTGGATTTAGAAGTTGGACAAATAGAATTACTGACCAAAAAGATCCATTTGGGTTAAATGCTTATGCTCTTGAATTAGCTAAATTAAATGAAGATGAAAATAAACATTACATTTATTTAGATATGGATGGTGTAGTAGCTGACTTTGATAAACGATTTGAAGATTTATCAGGTATGATGCCTCAAGAATATGTTGATAAAAATGGATTAAATGCTTTTTGGGATTTAATTGATGAAAAACATAAAGTAGCATTTTGGAGAGGAATTGAATTAATGCCTGGAGCAGAAAAATTAGTTAGATATGTAGAACAACATCCATTTGAAATGTTAACAGCTCCATCAGTAAAAAAACAAAGTGTTATTGGAAAAGGCTTGTGGGTTAAAGATAAGGTTGGTACATTATATTCAACCAAACCAAAAGTAACATATAGATCAGCTAAACAAAAACATACAGTTAAACCAAATTTAACAAAATTTGATATTTTAATTGATGATAAAGCTAGTACTATTGATAGATGGAATGGAGCAGGTGGAACAGCTATATTATATCAATCTGCTGATCAGGTTATTAATGATTTAAAGAAATTAGGTTTATGACACAACTAAAAAAGGAATTTCAAAAGAAAGATGTTGAAAGAATTAGAAATCTCGTTAAAGGTAAATACGGAGAAAAAACAAGAGATTCAGTAGGTTATACAAAAGCAGAAGAATTTCATAAAGAAGGAGATATTTGGGAAGCAGATGGTCGTACTTGGACTATTAAAGATGGCATCAAACAAAATATTACTAAATTAGATAAAGCTAAAAAGGCACATATAATGCCTTTATTTTGTCCTAAATGTAAAAAAACAATGGACAGAAGAGTTGATAAACCTTATTATAATATTCATAAATTTTGTTTAAAATGCTATGCTAAATTTACAGATAAACTAAAAAAAGAAGGTAAATACGAGGAATACTTCAATAAAATTAATAATAAAGTTTTAGATCAACAAATAGATGACTTTAAACAATTTGTAGAAGATAAATTATTAGAATCAAATCAACAACATATTGCTGAAAATGGTGACCTAGAAAAATGGCATGGAAAACTAAACAAAGAAAAAGTAGACGAGCACATAGACTCAGTAGTTGAATATTTAGAGTCACTTAAGAGGTAATTCTACATATTTATAATAAAATAAAAGTAATGAAAGATAATTTTAATCATCGAGCTTGGAAATTAAAGCAATTACAAGAAGACCTAAGAAAAGAGGTAGAGGAGTATATTGATGGTGTTATCCCTGAAATTAAAGAAATAGACTTTTGGTATAATAACTACGGTACACTTTATAAGATTAAAGTTTATGATGATAAGGGAGACGAATTAACAGTTAAAGATGAGGATGATTATAGAGGGTATAGAAGATTTAACAGTGATGATGTTCGTTATGTTGCTAAAAAATTAGGAGTACAAGTCGATAGTAGATTTGGAGGTCGATCTTATGATTTCCAATATTACCAAGATTTAGAACCTGTGTTTGATAATATAGGTATCAAATTAGACCATGATGATGCCATGGATGTAAGTTAAGCATCTTTAAAATTTTATGAATAATAAAAACTACTTAGGCATTCCAGATCGTATTTGGGCAAACATGTTTGGCCTTCTTACTGGGATCCTTATATTAAGTCTATGTAGTTGTTCAACTTATAGATTATCAACTTTAAATTATGACCCAGTTTATGGATCTGAAGATGTAGTATTAACAGTACCTTCAGATGTAAAAATTGATACTGTTGATTCTTATTTTCAATTAAGAAGTAAATTAAGAAGAGATTTTAATTTTAGATGGGATTTTGCTCAATATGCTATGAATCAACCTTTAAGTTGGTATTATAGCAATCCTCGATTAGAAGGTATTTGGCGTCCATATAACAGATTTGACGTATACTTTTACAGTAATTGGTTTTGGTCTGATTGGGCATTTAATTACCCTTATTCTTATTATGGGTGGAATAGTTGGGGTTGGAACAGACCTTGGTATGGTTGGAATAGACCTTATAACCCTTGGAATAACTGGTATAACGGACCTTGGCATAATCCAGGTTATAATGTAGTTTGGAATTCAAGTAGAAGAGGTAATGTAGCATACGTTAATGGTCCTAGAGGAAGTAGAATAGGATCTAATTCTATTATTCAAAGAGATAATAATATAAAAAATAATATAGTTAGACGTTACAATAAACCTAGAAACAATAACATAATTAATAATGTTGTTAATGAATTAAGAGAAAACTTTAATGTTAAACCTAGAGTTTATAGTAACCCTAACAATGTACCTAACAATGGTAGACCAATTATTAACGATAATATAAACAATAATAATAATATAAGAGGATCTTGGAGACCTAATAATAATTCTATTAATATTAACCCACCAACTTCAACAAGATCATACTCTCCCCCACCATCTTCAAATATTTCCCGTGGTAGTAATGTCTCAAGTGGAGGTAGTTCAAGAGGAGGTAACTCTAGAGGAAAAAACTAATATTTATAAATAAAAATATACACAATGGACAACTTTGATTATAAAGCTTATCTTAAAAGTGGTAAAATCCACCAAGAAAGCACAGTAATAACTGAATCAGAACAAGTTTCTGAAAAAAAATACAAGCAAGGGTACGACGATAGAGAAGATGAATCTCTAGGTGCTCGTAAAGGTGCTGAAAAAGACAAAAAACAATCCTTTAAAGATCGTAGAGACGATTCTTATGGTAAATTTGGCAAAAGAGATGCTGAAGCAAAAGGCAAAGCTAGTGGGCCAGGAAAGAATAAAGTAAATAAAGAAGGCCTAGAAGAGGAATCAGTTGAAGAGTACGGTAAAAAACCAATGTACGACGAAGATGATAAAGATGCAATGAAAGAAGATGCTAGAACTGATGCTGAACAAGAAGGATACAAAGATGGATTTGAAGACGCTAAAGACGATATCGAATCAGAATTAAAGAAAATGAAAGTATCTGAATTAAAAGCAAAAATCAGAGAACAAATTTTAGCTGAATTATCATTAGCTGAAGGATGGCAAGAAGAAGTTGGATCACAATATCATGATTCATTATATACTGAGCAAGAAGAAGACGTAGACGTTGATATCGAAGACGAAGTAGAAGCAGATGTAGATGTAGATGTTAAAGATGAAGTATCTGTTGATGCAGAAGGAGATGATATTGAAATAGAGAAAAAAGCTGTTAAAGCAAAAGTTCAAGTTGGACTTTCTCCAGAAGAAGAAATTGTACAAGATTCTTTAAAAGCCGCAATGGATGCTGCAAATGCTTTAGGCAACGATAAATTAGCTGATCAGATAGGAAATACAATTACATTCTTTACAAGAGAGTATGTAGTTGGTAACAATACTGATTAACAAAATGCTTACAGAACGCAAGCTTACTGAGCGTGAACTAGAATCCCGTGAAGTTGTCCTCAAGGGTTTATTGAAAAATAAACGTAATCTAGTTAAAAGGTACGGTAAGGATGCGGAGAAAGTAATGTATGGTATAGCAACTAATAAAGCAAAAACCAAAGTTGAAGGCATGAACAAAGAAAGAATCAAAGAACTTATAGTACAATCATTAACTGCCCCTGTAAATGAGGGACATGGCTTAGATCAAGGTGATTTAGATTTCCTAAAAAGCTTTGTTGATAGAATGGGTTATGATAAAGAACCAGTTAAAGCTGAAGAATTTAGTAAGTTAAAAAAGATTCTTAAATTTATAATCAAATCAAACATTTTACAAGATAAAACAAAAGATTTATCTAAAGGTAAAGTTGATGAAAACATTATTAAAGAATTTATCTCAGGTCCATTAGGAAAAAGAAATGATGCTTTATTTGATAAATTAGTCCCAGGTAGTGGCGATTCGGAAACTGTAGAAGGTGAAATGATAAGAGCTATTAATAGAATAATTTACAGATTCTTTAATGATGGAGATTATTTTTATAGAGGTTATGGAGCTGAAACAGCAGGTCCTGCTCATTCATTTTTAATTAATTCAAATCAAATTCCTTTTGATATACAATCAACATTAACAAGTATATTTGATAAAGCAATGGGCGCTGATGAAGATGGATATGAAAGATTAATTAAATTTGCTTTAGAAAAAGTAGTAGATCATGTAGAAGCAACACCTGAAGATGAATATACAAAATTAGATAGAGGAATGTTTGATTTTGAATCTGAATTCGAAGATGAAGAAGAAGAAGATGATTACGATGATTACTATGATGAAGAGGAGGAAGATTACTATATGAATGAAGAAAAAGAAGATATAAATAAAATTCTTCAAGCTCAAAAAATAATTAAAAAAGTCCTTAAAAATGAAGGTGGTGCTGCTGGTTTAAAACCAATAGTAGATGCTCTTAAAGATTTAAAAATTAAAAAAGACGAATTAATTAAAATTCTTAAGAAAACTGTTGGTGTAGTTAAACATCAACATGGTGATTATATAATTAAACCAATTGAAGAAATAAAAGAAGGTGTAGAAAAAAGAATGTTTACATATCTAAGTGACTTAAGAGACTCAGGTGTAACAAATATGTTTGGTGCTGCTCCTTATTTAGCAAATGAATTTGGTTTAGATAAAAGAACAGCAAGAGAAATATTAGCTAAATGGATGAAATCATTTGGTGAAAGTATAGACTTAAAAATAAATAGTATAGTTAAAGAAAAATTAACTAAAAGACATAAAGTTGGAGATTTTGTAGATGATTTCCAAAAATCAGATGCTAAACAATTTAAAGGTAAATCTGATAAAAAGAAAAAAGAAATGGCTGTAGCAGCTTACTTATCAAAACAAAATGACTAATGACTGCAGCAGAATTAAAAGAGAAAATCCGAGCGTTAGCACTACAAGTAGTAGGTGAAAAAAGTAAAGCAGATGATGCTGCTTTAGCTTATGATGAACTAACGAAATTCCCTGAACTAAAGGATATAATTGTTGCATTATTAACCCATGAATTTGATTCATTTTTAGAAGGAATTGATTGGGTTGCTCCTCGTCCATCAACATTTAGAATAAATTTATTAAATGGACAGAATTTTCTATTAATGTACGGTACCCGTAGTTGGATAGCACAAGTAGAAGGTAAAAAATATTACCTATTAAACTTAGACGAAGAAGAATATGCTTGTCAAGCTATAGCTCGTATACTACAATATGGTCCAGAAAGTGGAGCAGAAGTAGACGCAAGTGAAACCGATTCAGCACCTGAAGTAGAAGATGAAGTAGATGTTGATGTAGATGTAGAAGCATAATGAATATATTCGATAATTTTTTTACTAAATTTTCATATAAATTTCCTAAAGGATATCCTGATATGGATGACCCTAATGATGTTTTATTATTAGAGTCGCTAATTAGTGAAGCTACTAATTTTAAATTTAAACTTGCTGAAGTAACTGCTTTAACTAAACGAGAATTAGAAAAAGATGCTACGTTTAGAGGAGGTGTTAAAGAACCTCGTATTAATATTTTAATAAAAAAAATTGAAAAGGATCAACCTTTAACATTAGTTGATGGATCTGAATTTACAGTTGATAATAAAGAAGAAGTTATACAAGCATTAGGTAATCCTATTCCTACAAAAGGTATTGAATTAAAAGATAAAGATGGTAATATTATTACTACTTCTAAATTAGCTAAAACTGCTGAATTTGGTGGTGGAGGTGGAATGAGAGGAGGATCTGACGTAACTAAAGCAGCTGAAAACGCTCAATGTATAGCAAATGCTATTAGGTATAGTAAAGGAGGAGACATTACCCCAGAAGATATTACTGAAGAAAATATTGAATCATCTAAAAATGATGTAGATGGAGATGGATTTAATGAAGGAAAAGAATTATTACTTGGAAACCCAGGATGGCTTAATTCTAGTGTTAATATTGCTAATGAGTTAGCATCAGTTTATTCGGGTCCATTTATTCAAAATAGAGGATCTGCATGGGTTAAAAATTTAGAGGCAGCAGTAAAACCATTTTTAAAAGATGTTGGTATTAGAGATATAAATAAATGGAACCCAGCAGATATTTGGATGGTAGCACCAAGTGAAATGAATATTGAATGGCCTAATAATTTAGGTGAAATAAATGCTTTATTATTAGAAAAATATAATGAAGGAACAATAATAGGTGTCTCACTTAAAAAAGCAGAAAAATCAGCTAAATTAAAAGTAACTAATCTTCAAAAACCAGATGCTGTTGAATATGAAGGTATAGCTATTGGTCCTAAAAGTGCTAAAGGTTTTATTACATTTAGTGATGGTGGAAGAATGGAATTTAGAAATTTTGGAGGTGATACTGGATTTATGGGTGAATTAGAAGGCGTTGGAGCTGCAGCTGGTAAAGTAGGCTATGGGTATATTAAATCAGTATTAGATAAATATAATGTAGCAGTTTCTGATCCTAAAGTAATTAGAACTCAGGCATCAGAAGAAGATCCTAAATTTAAAGCTAAATTTAAAAAATTATGGGATGAAACTGAAGGTTTAGATATTAATGATTTTGAATCTTACTATAATGCTAAACCAACCCCTAAATCAAACCAAGCTTGGAGAATATCTAAGTATTTAGCTTTAGAACTAATTAATGCTATAGATGAATCAGAAGATAAAAATGAAATAATAGATGCTTTTGTTAGATATGCTTCATCTCAGGGAGATGAATCTTCTGTATTTGTTAAAGCATCTTAATATTTATAATAAAATAAATTATGTGTAACTGCGGATGTAATACTTGTGAAACAAAAATTAGAGGCCCACTCTTAACTGAAGGTAGGGTTAAAAAACTAGTATCTGAAAATCTCCAATACCATATTAATGAAAATATTCCGTTAATGGAAAGTGTATTTAGAATTGGATCAGATGCTCATTTGTCTTTAATTAAAGAAGCAAGAAAATTATATTCTAGAGGCGTTCTTGATTTATGTGAAGAAGATCAAGGTATAATGGAAACACATTTAGGTGAATTTGATTTATATGAAGATGAAATTGTACCATTAGATTTACCTATGATTAATGAAAATATTGATCTTGACATTGATGATGAATTTCAAATGGCTACCCTAAGTGGAAAATCTGGTAAATATACTGGATATGTTGATGATGGAGTAATATCATTTTCTGTTTCGTACGAGGATAGAGAAGATAAAATAGATGACTTTTATAACGAAAGTAACATTGATGAATTTATAGGTAAAGATCATGCATTTATAGAATTGGCTAAAAAATATAATCATAAATGGGATATTGGACCTGATTATGTTGAAATTGAAATAGATTTAAAAAGTCCATTAAATGAAAGAATTGATTATGATGAAGCTTTAACATTAAGAGATATGAAAGCTGAAATCGAAGCTGAAATTGCTCAATTATATAGAGATATGGAGCAAGAAGCAGAACCAGAAGGAGGAGAAATAGCCGATTATTATGGTGGTCAATTAAATAAATTAGAAGACCGTTTATATAAAATTAACAAGCAACTTCGTGATTATGATATGAATGAAAACGTATCAGATCAAAACTTTGTTAAAGGTATAGAGATTATTAAACAAACATTATCTGATGAAGGTGGAGCTGCTGGTTTAGAACCATTAGTTAAAGCATTAATAAAATTAGGATTTAATAAATACCAAGTTAAAGATCTTCTTAGTAAAATGACTACTGTTAAACAACATAGAGATGGTGATTATGTTTTATTACCATTAGAAGAAGATAAAAAAGAAGAACTTCTAACACAAATAAGAAATGCCTTATTAGATATGATGAGAGGTGATAGTGAAAGAGAAAAAGATATTGAAGATTTAGATGTTAGTATAGATGCTATGAACGCAGCCTTAACTGGTAGATCAACTTTTGATACTGATATTAGTCAAAAAGTTTTTGGTAGACTTGCTGATCCTAAGAAAAAAGATAAACTTAAAGAAGCAGTAAGAAATGCACTTACTGAAAAGAAAAAGAAAAAGAAAAAAGAAAAAAAGGATCCACCAATTGGAAAACCTAAAAGAGGTGGTTCTAAAGCATATTATGTTTATGTTAGAGATCCAAAAACTAAAAAAGTTAAAAAAGTATCATTTGGATCAGGTGGTTTAAGAGCTAAAATAAGAAACCCTAAAGCAAGAAAAGCATTTGCTGCTAGACATAAATGTTCTCAAAAAACAGATAGAACAAAACCATCTTACTGGTCTTGTAGATTACCAAGATATGCAAGTCAATTAGGATTAGGTGCTAACATGAATACTTTTTGGTAATGGATAGGATTAAAGAAACAGTACAGAGTGTTCTTGAAAAAAAGAAAAAACGAGATCGTTGCTTAAAAATAGCAGATAGAAAATTCAAGAAACCTTCAGCATATAAATCAGGTGCTGTAGTCAGATGTCGTAAAGGTGATATTTGGAAGGGTATTAAGGAATCAATTATTGATGAATTAACTGAAGATGAATCATTACGTAAATGGTTTAAACGTTCAGGTCCCTCAGGCAAAGAAGGTGGATGGGTTGACTGTAATACAGGAAGAAAAGACCCAAAAACAGGCAAAATGAAATATAAAGCCTGTGGTAGAAAAAAAGGAGAAAAAAGAGCAAAATACCCATCTTGTAGACCTACTCCTTCAAAATGTAAAGATAAAGGAAAAGGTAAAAAATGGGGTAAAACAAAATAAATGGATAACTTTAATTTAAGAAAATATTTAGCTGAAGGCAGGCTTTTAAACGAAGCAATGGATGGTGGTCGATTATTTGATTACTTTAACAAAGAATATATAGTAGATGATCACTTCCATAGTGATGATAGCTATATTGTTAAAAGAGAACCATCTGGGAAAGATCAGTATGTAATATTTGATTATGATAAAGATAAAGATCAATTCCAAATTAGACAATTAGGTGGTTATCAAATTGACCAAAAAGAAGCTATGAAAGCTGGAATGAAAGAAACAAGCAGATTAGCTAGAGCAGGAATGGATGCCTATATGGTAGATGGTAATTATTCACCAACTCCTATTTCAATTGAAGGTTTAAAAGATATAGTTGATCATGTAATGGGTGGCTTAAGTAGAGAAGCAGATATACAACAGTCTTATTATGCTAGAAGAGGACCAGTATCGGGTACTATTGATGAAGCATTTGATGAGTTAGATGATGGATTCGACCCAGAAATGGAAGCATTAATAAAAGCTGGACCTAGACTAAATAAAGAAAGATTTAAAGATGTAATTTACTATATCCATAATAATTGGATGGCAGGTAATTATGGTGATGATTATGCTATAAGAAGAATAAGTAAATATCTTAATGAAAGTAAAGAAAATGTAGCTCCTAACTTAGAAGAAAATGAAATAGGTTCTTTAGGTAAAGAATTAGCTGATGAAATAGAAGATATTCTAGATAAAGACGATAAGGTAAATGAAGTAGTTGATCCTGTATCTATATTAGCAACTGTATTAGCAGGTACTACTTTAACTAATATATTATCCAAATGGGTAGGAAAAATATTTAAAAAATATGATTTTGGTAAAGGAGAAGAAGCTGCTAAAAAAATAGAAAGTTTTACTCATAGATTAGAAAAAGATTTTAAAAGTCCTATTAAAAGAGTAATGGGGTTATTTATTAAAAATGAAAAAGCCTTAGATGTAACAACTGACGCTTTATATGCGGCAGTAATACTAACTTTAGGAGTTTTAGCAGGAGGTGGAGCAGTACAAGCTTTATTAAAAGGTGACCTTAATAAGGGAGCTTTACAAACATTAAAGGCAGCTTTAAAAGGTAAAGACCTAAACACATTAATAAGAGATATAGCAACAAATATCCCAGGATAATGAAGCCGTATAATGACGATGATAATATAAGAACATTCTCTAAAGATGTTGACCCAATGGATTTGGTTTGGCACCAAGATGATGAAGATAGAAAAATAGAAATCCTTGAAGGTGAAGGATGGTGTATTCAACGAGATAATATGCTACCTAGAGCAATGAAGAAAGGAGAAACTATATTTATAACCAAAGGTGAAATTCACCGTGTACTAAAAGGTACAACTGATTTAAAAATTAGAATAAATGGATAACTTCGATTTAAGAAAATATTTAGCAGAAGGTAAATTATTTGAAGAAGAATTAACTCCTCTTCAAAAATATATCTTTGATTACGAATCAGACATCAGTGATGAAGTAGATATGAGAGCAATTAAAGGCTTAGAAAATGCTAATGATGTATATGATTATTATGCTAATGTTAGAGGATGGGAAGGTGATCCAGATTTAGAAGACGATTTAGATAATATTTACAGACAAGTAAAAGTAAAATTTGGATAATATGAAATGTAATTGTAAAGTATGTAATTGCGGCGTATCATGTGATTGTACATGCTGTAATTGCTAAATAAAAATATATAGACTGATTCATAGCCAGTCGACTTAATTAAAGAAATTTAGGTAGCTGTGGCACCATTATTTGGAGCCACAGCTTTTTTTTTGTATATTGATGTGTTAAAAGTATAAGTAAATATGAGTAAAAACGTAGTAATTGTAGGAGCAGGAGTAGCAGGTGTAAACGCTGCTACTAAATTGGTTGACAATAATTTTGATGGAAGAATCATTATTATTGATATGGGTAAAGACCCATACTTAAGACCTTATGAAGAGGTAATGACTGGATATCTAGGTGCAGGTGGTTGGTCTGATGGTAAATTAACTTATTCTACTCAAATTGGAGGACAATTATCTAAATATGTAGGTGATGAAAAAGCAATGGAGTTAATGAAGCAAGTAGTAGATAATTTTGAAAGGTTTCACCCACACCCAGAGCAAATTGTCTTATCATCCCCTGATGAAGAACCAGATTTTATTAAACCATATTTTGGTTTAAGATTATTCCCAGTATGGCATATTGGTACTGATTATTTACATGAAATAGGTAAAAGTTGGTATGATTATTTAGTAAGTAAAGGTGTAGAATTTCACTGGGAAACTAAAGTTAGTGATATTGATTTTAAAACAAATGAAGTTACATTTAAATCAACTAAACCAG